TACAACGACATCGGCGAGACCCCGCGAGCGCCGGATATTCGGCGGATAGTCACGAAACGTCGCCCGGCGAAGTAAGAACAAAATCAGTTCATTTGCAAGGTCCTTCTGCGCTAAGTTGACTTTGCCTGTCACATCGATGCCCTCGGTACTTGCCACACTGAGCACCGACGCGTCGTATTCTTGAAGGTCCCACGCTGTGCTGATTGCGCCGTCGGTGAAAAGTGCCATGGATTGCCGCCGCGCCTGCTACCGCTTCTCCCCACGCGTCGAGCTTCTCAACGCCCGCAGATCAGCCTCGGAAATCACGTTCACTTGCACCTTCTCCGCTATCTGTCGCTGCTGTGCTTCGTGTAAGGCCTGTTGAGCTGCTGCTCGAAACTCAGCAGCCTCCTCGCTCGTCGCCAGGCGCGCCCGCCCTTCCAGGATGAGCCGAGCCGCGATGCTCCTTGACACCTCCCCGAGTTGCCCTGGGCGACCGCCGTCGGGCGTCTCATGACTCACCACTACGACATGCACATCCGGGATTTCTCCCTCGATCTTGCGCAGCTTTTGATAGAACGCCCGCAAATCCATCACGTCTCCTTCTGCGTGCGGACAGACGCTTTGGAGTGCCTGCCCGCCTACGCCCCGGTCTTGTTTGTTCTGGCTAGCTGTTGACCTGCACTCCAAACGAGTTGCGAAGAACCGCCGTCCCATACAGCACGTCAACGGTAAACTGTTGCGCCAGTGTATTAGGCTGATAACTCATAACCACGCGGATTCCAAAGTTACCCATCTCCGCGTACTCGGCGATTGCGCCCGTTCCTGGGAGCGGCTGCGGCAGACGGCGTACCACAAGTCCGATTGCATCCCTGGCGAACGCCAGATTATGAGTACTTACTGGTCCGCTTCCTGTGGTCGGCACCAGCTGCGACCGAAAGACAAAAAAGTCCTTGATCTTCCCAACTGCCCCTTCCACCAGCGCCCGCAGCCCCGCATCGCCGGCCGAATAGTATTCGCTGAAGCGCGGAATTTGTCGCAACGCAGAGTAAGCAACCGGATCCACGACTAGGTACTTACTCGCCACCGCGGGAACCTTGGCTTGAAACAATGCGGTTTCCGCCGAGTCCACTGTTCCCTCAACCGGGGCAACGCCGGCCGTTCCTACGGGCGCATTGGATGTGAATTGCGAATATAGATTCAGAATGTCTGTCTCAATTCGCTCGGCGATGGCCACTACCGCCGGCTGCATATACAACCGCAGTAGATCCGGAACCGCCAGTACTTTCGTGACATCCGGGATCTGAAATGTCGCCTCCGCGTGTGTGTTGAGCACGATCTGCGCATTCCCTAGATTCGGATTCTGAGTTTGAACCGTCCCCCCCTCTGCGATGTTATTCGCGACCAGTGTGGGCGGTATCGGCACATTCACTGTATCCCCGGCGTTCGCCAGGGTCGGCTCATAGTCCCGGTTGACCAAATTACCCATCACTAAGTTACTAACAAGCGCCGGAAGTGCGTCTACCGCCACTAACTTCACAATTGCATTTGCGACATTCGCTGACGTTATTGTTCCCATGAAAACCTTCTCCTCGTTTTGTTGTTATTGAACCGACCTGGGTAGTGCGCTCCTGCAGACGCGTCCCCGAACCCTTTCACATGCCTCGCAATGCTTGACTCGCCACCCGCGAGACCTCTTGACGTACCTTCTCTAGTTCTTCCGGGCTCATGCCCGGCCGAATCTTATCCAGATCGAATGCGCCCGTAGTCGGAATCGCTTTTGATCCCGATCCCATTCCGGATCCCCCCGCAATCCGCGCCGGCAACAGCTCCGGATTATCCTGCACGAATTGCTTCAGGTAATCCCGCAGTGGCACCTCCCCCGGACCGCTTCGCGCTATCAACTGTCCGTCTTCCCGCCGCTGCACGTCGTCTTTCACCGCGCGATATGCTAGATCTACCTTCGCTACACCTAACCGTTGTAGCTCCGAGCGAATTGACGAGCTCCGCTCCGCTTCTTCCGCCATCTGGCGGCTGCGATGATTTTCCTGAACCAGGTCGTTGACTCGCTTCTCTAAATCCTCGCGGCGCTTCCGCTCATCCAGTAACTCAGCTTTGTAGGCAGGCTCCGCTTTCACTTGTTCAGCCTGTACAAATTCCTCGATAACGCCCCGTATCAAAGTGCGGAGCTCCGGTCCCTCGTTTTTCGTGTCGTCCATAATCCTCCCCTGTCCTTGGCTTGCCAGCCTGTACTTAGTCGAGTTAACTCGTCTCTTGGTCGATCTCCCGGCCGATCTGATCCTTTACGTCTTGCCGGACGTCGCACAAAAATTGAAACGCCAGTTTCTTGAAAACCTGCTTGCGCAGTGTCGGTGAATTCATGCCCAAGCTCAGCAACCGCTCGGCATCTTCCAGTTCTGTGCTGAAATCACCGATGTCGAACTCGTCCATGCCGGAAACATTGATGCTTAGCCCGTCTTCGCGGGCGAGATCCACGGCCCGAAGCACCCGCTTCATCGCGTCCTTCACCGCGTCTCCGTATGCTCGAAGAACTTCTTGCGTAATTGCGTAATCTCGCTGCTTGCTCACACCGGACTGCGTTTTCCCTCCCGATAGCGACCCTCCCGCGTGCGTTACGTAACACACCCGGTAAATCTCCTCCTGCAGCCTGGTGAGATTGTCCGCCGCGATCTGATAGACCGTTCCCTGCGGCTCTGTCCATCCAAACCTGTCTTGCGGGCCGAGCTGAATGTAGTATGATTCGCCCATCACTTGGTCCCACTCTCGATCTGAATAAACTACCGGCATCGCAAATAGGCCCATGGTCAGCGCCCACCCCAGCGCATTGGATTTGTTGTAATGCTCGAGTTGCAACGTCGCAGCTTTATTCAGCAGCCACAGTCCGTCAGAAACCCGCAACTCCACTAACGGCACCCGCGCTTGTCTTGCCAGTCCGTGCTTTCCCTCGGCCACGACTTCGATGCGCCCCCGCTTCGTGCTCTCCTCGTCTTGTTCGTAAATCCGATAACCTTCTTTGTCGTAGTAGACCCACCGTGTCTGTTTGAACCAGGTCATGTCTTCAATACGATGCTTGCGCAGACTCTGTGTTCGCAGCACCACCCACTGGTAGTGTCCATGTTCGTCATAACTCCAGTTAATAAGTTCATCGGCCGCATAACTTACTAAGTACGCTCGCGACGCGCCTCGCTCGTCCTCATCGGCGCGCGTCTCGACTGGCTCGTTCAGGCGCGGAAAATCAATCAACACATAGCTTTTGCCGCAAATGAGTGCTTCCACGAATTGGCGTCGAAAGAACTCGGTCAGGCTGCTGCCCTTCAGATCGCAATCATCCGTGAATTGCCCGAAAAACTTACGCGACCGTTCGCTCTTTCCTTCGTATGCCAGGACCGGCTCCCGGCGGAAAAGCGTTGCCGTGTACCAATCCACGATAGAGCCGACATAATTTTCGTAAAAACTGCGTCTCAGTCGCTCGATATATACGTCTCCCGGCTCTTTCTGCCGCCGCACCAAATACTGATCGGCGTTTGCACGGAACTGTTCTCCTCCCGCGTACAGGTCGCGGTATTGGCGCCACATCCCGCGCTTGGCCGCATATTCTGGGTGTTCGTGAGTAATGTCTGGACCGGGTATGCCTAAGTGCATCGCTTTCTCGCTCGCGCCTATATTAGTCGCCGCCCTTGCTCTCCGAACCTGACCTGGGGCCGGCATTCCTGCCAGATCAAATATCCGAGCGCATCGGAGAGATGCGTGCGCCGCGGGTCCCGCTCCTTATCGATAATGCTGCTCTCCGGCTTGAACGTCACTTCTTCGAAGTCGGCAACCAGTCCCGTGCAACGCGGATGCACCAGCAACCGCACTTGTTCGTCTGCGGAGAACAACTTCGCGTTCACTAGCGCCACACGCTCTCGCACGCTCGGATTGCTCGCGGGCACCCTGAACTTCAAGTTCTTATACGCCGTCCGCCGGAAAAATTCTTTGACGATTTGATAATCCGTTGTCCCCGCAGTCTGCAGCCGTTGCCCGGATGCGTCTCCATACACCACGATCCCGGCCTGATGATTCGGATACCGGGCGTGAAACTCCTCGCATGCCTGCTGCGTGCTCGCCCGGCTCAGGACCACTTCATCCAGGACCCGAATCTCTTCCCCGCTCTTCTGCGCGACCACCGAACTCATCGGATCCACATTGAAATCCAACGCCCAAAACAATGGCAGCACCGGATCGACTTCCACCGCTTGCAGATTTCTCGATCGCTTAAAAGCCCCGTAAACGGCGCCGGCTTGCACATTCAGGTATTCGCCCAGGGCTTCCTGCTCAAAGAACTTTGCGTCGTAGCTTTGTTTGAGCCGTTCATAAAAGTCCGGCACCTTGTCCAGCACGTACCGGTTCTCAAACGGCTTCGCCAGCACCACTTCGTACCCCGGCACGATTTCGCGTACGAATCTCCGATATACCCAATCAAAGCCCTTGGGAGTCCATACCGCGAACCCGCACAACCGCGACGCGCCTGGATCCCGTAACCGCCCTTCCAGCCGCAGCCACGCTTCTTCCGTCGTGTATGTCAGTTCGTCCAAACCAAACCACGCCAGATTCGTGCCTCGCAGCCGCTCAAAATCGTCTACCGCGCGAAAGTAGATTCGCGACCCGGTGTCCTTCATCAGCAACACCGATTCGGACTTATTCAGTTCATCGGATAAGTCGGTGCTCCGACCAGCCCCTGCCGGCCCGGATTCAAGTAACTCAGCCGAATCGCTTCTTGACATAGCGCCTGACTTTTCCCCGATCCAATCGGTCCGGAAAACCCCTTAAATCTCGCCGCCGAAGCGTGAAACTTACTTTGTGATGGAAGTGGCACATAGTCTATTTCGATTCGCAGCGTCTCTCCGCTGGCTCTTTCCACGTAACGATAATCTCCCTCGGCTGTTCCTCGTCCTCGAGTTCGCGTTCCAGTTGCGTCAGCCGGATGAAGTCCGCCAGGGTCACTTTAGTCGCCTTGAAATCGAGCCGGTCTTCAATCTCACTTAGTAACTTACTGATTCGTTGCCTCCGGCTTCCCTTCCGCTTCGCCGCCTGCGCCGCCTTGGGAATCTTGTTTTCGGGCGATACTCGTGCTGCCAT